TAATTCATCGGAAAGATCACTATTATCCTTATTTAGTACAAGTATATATGCACTATTTATACCGCTCATACCCATATACGACTGCACTTGCGCATAATATTGAGGGTTCCAAACCTTCAAACCTTTTTTAACAAAAATCTTAAAACTGGCATCTTTAGCCGTTTTAATTTCAATAATGGCATTGTATTTGCCATCCCTCCCAATCCAAAGGCTATCAATATGCCCCTGAAAAAAAGGCACATTGGCAGACTTAAGCGTGCGAATAGGCAAAACTCCTAACGTAATGCCTGCCTCATCCAACCAATCCACAACCAATCCTTCAAGGCGCTTTCCAATAGCCCACGTCCTACGAAACCGAGTGGGTATTTTTTCCGCTTTCATCCCTTTAAATTGATACCAAATTTGCCTTAAACAATCGGAGCCAATACTACTGGCCCCAATGTAAGCGCGCCGATCGTCATTATCTGCGCGCTTTTGATGTCTTTCTATTAACCTTGTCAGTGTATTTCTAGTCATTATCTATCCAAATTGTACAAAACTTGATCAAAATGGAACGTCATCAACCATGCTTGTGTCGGTTGGGAGTGCGTTATTACGGCTAAAAGCGCTGTCAATTGTGCCTTGGCTGCTATAGCTTGCGTTAGTTACCGAGGTATGTTTTGCTGGCGGCAATCCTGGGCCTGTTTCTGATTTAAAGCCTTTGGCATCGTGAATTTCAGCGACCCAATTGTAAGATCGTGCCTGATCGTTCGGTTCTGTTTCACGAATTTTAATACCAGCTATTTTTCCACCAAATACTGCCAAATCTTGATCGGTTGGAACATTGGCGTGTTTTGGTTTCATATTAAAAAGCTGATACATAAGCTTCATCATGTTTAAACCGCGATGGCGCGTTTTTGCGGGGTCTTTGTCCCTGGGGTCTGCGTCAATAACTTTTAATTTTTGTGTAACCTTGGCCCCCCTATAATCGCCCTCTGTTAGCACCCAATTAACGCTTAAAAACTTTAGGCCGCCAAACTCATCATTAACAAATGATTCAATTTTTGCTAATGCCATCGTGCCGTCCGGCACTGTGGTGATTGATTTTGCAAAAGCATCTTCTGCTTTGCCTGTAACTTCGCCTAATTCAGATTCCCAAAATCCACTCATTACATATTCTCCACAAAACGTTTAACACCTAAATTAATGATTGAACCTATAGTTCCCGGGGTAACTTGTAATGCAATAGCCTCCATTATTTTTGGTTTAATTTCACTTGAATCAATATATTCCGTAACCAATCTTTCTAACTCTTTTTGCATTATTTCTTTTACTGGATTTCTATAGCCATTAAAAAGCTCTTTTAAGGAATGTTCGATGCCTTCTTTTATATTTTTTCCTAAAGTACTATCTAATACTGCTGCCTTAACATATTGGTCGATATCTTCTGGACTAATATTTATATTCATGCTTATTCCTCATCATTAAAATAATTTTCGACCGCGCCTTTTACCACCAGTAAATCGTTTGGTATCAGGAACTCTTCAAACATACCCATCGGGCTTTTAGCTAGGAAATCGCCATCGTCTTGGGTTTGAAACATATATTCGCCATCTACAATACGAGAATGTAGTACGGTGGTAAACAAGCCTTCGAGGGTGATTTTTTCGTCAAGCATCTTACCGATTGTTTTAAGTTTGGAGCGACCCATTTGATCTATATCACTATGCGCTAAAATAAAGGTAGTAAGGGATGGGCGTGTGCCGGTAGTACAGGCGTTCATTGTTGACCAGCCATGATTTGCAAGGTCTGAAAATTTATCAAACCCTTTCTCAGAGGCGCGCTTGATAAACTCATAGGACAAAATATATTGCCAGTCATCAATAACTAGGGTGGTAATATCAGGGCGATCTTTGTTGACCGAATCAATACAACGCACGACCATTGACCAGTCATGCGTGGTGTAATAATTCCCTAATTTATTCTCTTTGGTAATAGGCTTATAGCCTTTTTTGAACCCTCGAAAGGGTAGGGGTTTGTCCAAAACATTAATTATGAACGTGGTTTTAGGATCTAAATTTCGCAGGGAAGTGGACTTGCCGCTGCCTGATTGACCAATAACTAATACAGTATTTGACATTTACACTCGCTCCTTAATCGTGATTCCTGCCTTACCTGGCTTTTTATCAATTAACTCTGCAAGCGCATCACGTACCTTCTTCGGAGCGTCCATCATGTACTTATCACAAAGCCTTTTATCTACGCTGTAAGATACAGATTCTTTAATCGGATTAAAATCACTAGGCAATTTAATATCCCCTGATTCATACAGCTTTTTATTGAGCGAATAAACAAAAGGTGTCTTAACCTCAATTTTCCAAACACCATATTCATATGATTTTTGACCCTCATGGTCATGCTCTAGAGCGCCTATGATTTGGTCGGTTAATTCCTCTTTGCGTACCAAAAGTTTAGCTAGTTGTTTATTTACCTTTTGAAGCTCGGCTATGCTTTCTGAAAAACAACGCTCTTGTTCATTTGTATGATCTCTATCTTGCATTTTAATACCTCTTTACTTTATGTAGTCTGCGTCGGTATTGACGTGAAGCTATAGTACGTCATATATTGCATTATGTCAACTATTGCGTTATACTATTTTCACAGTAACAATAAAAAGAAGGATGTCGTGTGAAACCAGAAGAGGTAAAAAATTTTTACAGAACGAAGTACAATTTTCATAAAGAAACGGGGATTGCGGCTAATACTTTGGGTAATTGGTTAAAGAACGGTTATATCCCGGAGGGGCAGCAATGTAAGATTGAGCGTCTTACTAATGGACTATTAAAGGCGGACTTAAATCATGGAGCCAGCATTTGAAGGGTTAATTGAAACATTGAATATCAACAGCGGAGGCAATATGAATAGTGAACAATATATTGAACATGAGGTGAGATTGCGTGTCATGAAAGAGATTACCGATGAGCGTTTTACGTCTCACGAGCGTCAATTTGAGCGGTTAGAATCAAAAATGAATTGGATAATCAGTTTATTGGTGGGTGGCATGGTATTGCCTATATTTTTACATCTTTTGAAGTTGGTTTAAATGAACGATGCATTATACAAAATTTATTATGACTTACGAAATTTAATTAAAAAAGCGCAGGAATCTGAATGCCCGGGAGCTGAGGGGCGCTATTTGGTTAAGGAGTGGCAATCTGCGGCTGAAATTATAGAAAATATGGATTCCAATTATAAAACACGATACGAGCGCCTGGTTACGAATCAGCAATCATTTACTCCTGAGCAAATTGATTTTATTTGTTACCAGATAGGTGATTGGTATTTGGAGTGGAAAGATAGGCTTGTGGTCGATCTGAATCAAGGAACGCATAGACTTGGTTATGCTAAAGAACTGCTTAAAACTTTAATATGTGGGGAATAAATGGGATTAATTAGCAAATCATATGATGAACAACCCGATACTGTGCCTTCTCAACCCGTTTGTAATTACTTAAAACTTAATGAAGAAGACTTTAAGTGTTTAGTAAGAGGAGGCGTTTTACATGTAGGAAAACAATTACGCATTATACTTTCGGATATTGGGTACGAACAAATGCTTAACGCGATAGATTCGGCCACGCAAGGAATTGACATATACAAGGATCACCTTAAAAATGAGTAAATTTATTTGTTTGTGTGGGTGTACATTCAAAAAACAAAAAGATGCAGATATTCATACACAAATGTATGAAGAGTTAGAGCTTATAGAGGGCTTTCCTCGCCACAAAATATTTAAACAACATTGGCAGGCACGATTTGCCACATGTTTTTTTAGTTTACCCGCCACACGTTTGATGCGTTTTGTTGGAGCTTATCTCATTTATTTTGTGCTTATTCATCATTTTCACATTGATTGGTATTGGTGGGAAGCCATGTTAATCGGGATCGGATTGGGATTCTATATCGTATGAATGAGCTATTTTATGAATTATACAAATCAGGGCGAGATATGATTGAAATGTTCCGGCATAAAGATATATCCGAGCCTTTTCAAGAGTTTATTAAATCGCTAGAGTCTGGGACAAAATTATTGGATAAAGCAAATCCAGAATTATACAAGCGATGGAAAAAGGAGATAGGAATTGAGTGAAGAAAACAAAAACGTGTATGAGGCAAAGAAAAGTTTAAAAGCGCATATTAAATTTTTTGATGCCCTGCTTAAGCATGTCAGCGGCAATGATGAGGCGCTTAAGGCGCGTGCCATGTGGGCTACATGGTGTTTGCATTGCTATATTAACGATGGTCTTATGATTGATATTCAGCATGCCATGAGGGAATATGGAACGGAGCCAAAGCAATAAACTTTTAAAAGGATGAACTATGAGCATTGATTTGCATGCAAAATCTCAACAACTACTGGAAACTTTGGCTAATTCGATACATGATCGGGAACCAAAAAGCACAAACCCCTTCTTTTTTAATATTAACGAGATCCAGGTAGCAGAAAAATGGTTAAAAGAATTCCTGAAAGAGATTAAAGAAGATTGCGTGTGCGTATAAAAAAAGCCCGGAAGTGGAGACACTAACCGGGCTTTTTATTATCTAACTAACTTATCATAAGGAGGTCATCATGAATAATGAAATCAACAACAAGGTTACTATAGCATGAAAAGCGAAATAGAGAAGTGTCCTCACACCAGAATTAATAATTTTACTATTGAAGCCTTCAACGAACTTGATGTGCTTGGTTTATATACCTATTTAAGAATGCTTATAGATCATGAGACAACGACATTAACGGTTATAATTGATAGAATAATAGAAAAGTTTAAAGTGGATTATGAGTTTGTTATGTTTGTTTTAAAGCAATTTGAAAAAGAGGGGTTGTTATTCATAGCGAAAAATAAAGATTAATTTAGGGCATCCAGCCCTTCGCCCTTGATCAACGGCAAATTGATTCTGGGTACATCCATACAAATTACGTTCTTGTGACAGAGAACTAGCAACGGAGTGATTATACCATGAAATCAGATCATGTAAAATTTAGACGCGCCCCCGAAACAAAATTTTTATCAGTAGACCAAGATGTTTTTGACAAACTATCCCCTTACGCCCTAAAAGTTTATGGTCAGTTAAGAAAATTAACGAGCTTTACGAAAGAAAATGACGAAACCGAAATCACGGTCAAAAACCTAGCCGCTGCCTCCGGCATATCAGAGCGAAAAACATACGACTGCCTTAACGAGCTTGAATACGAACACTACATTATCCAACGCCATAATATCTACCATATACGCTACGGCCAAATAAATACCTTCGACGTCTCCCAAACTTATGGATACTATAAACCTGTACAGCAAGAAACCAGTACTGCACCAAATGCACCCCCTGTGGATAACTTTGGTCAAAATTTGTCACCCACTGCACCACGTGCAGTACCCCCTGCACAATATGCAGTACC